AAAGTATCAAGAACTCTATCAAAAACTCAAGCCTGAAATTGTTAGTTTAAGATTAGGAAGAATTGAGTATGAACTCTTAGAAAAATTTTGTCAAAAACTAGGAATCTCTCAGGCGCGGTTCTTGCGAATCTGCGTTGATCACTTTGAAAGTTATCTATCGTCCCTAGACGAAAAGCAATTTTCGCAAGAGTTAATAAAAATACGTCGGTTCGAGTGAAAGGAACTAACTATGAGTAAAAAATTTACTGTTCTACGCTCAGACTCCCGTCTGGCAGACCTTTCGCCGAAAATCCAGGCACTCTTTGATAAGAAATACTCGGCAATTGTGGCCCGGAAGGAAGAGCAAGAAGAAGAAGAAGAAGAATCAACACAAGAATTGATAGAGACAATGCTGGAAGCTATAATCTCTAATACAGAATCAATCCAGAGAATCCTAGAGGAAAAAGGGCTAAGTTTACCAGAGGAAGAATCACAAGAAGAAAGTTTAGAAAAGTTGACAAAATCTTTGGAGCAATCTTCAGGAATCCCTATGAAGCTAGTTAAATCAGGAAGAAGAAAGAGGTTAGTAAAATGACTTTACTAACTAAAAGGACCCTGCAGGGAAAAGTTGCGTTTTGGTCCTCAAAATATGAAAAATTAAGCAGCCAGGTCGAAAAATTGCAAAGCGAATCTCAAAAATTCACTAAATTAATCGAAGACCTACGCTGGCAGGTCGAATCTATGAATTTCAATATCTTATCATTAAAAGAAAATTAGCTATCGGGAGTGAGAGCGAACCCTTCAACGGGTTTGTTCTCCTTTAGCATACATGTAAGACAGGAAGGGCTGGCTATCATTACGCTAGTCGGCCCTGCTGCATTACTTCCCGGTAAGGAATAATTTGCCTTGCCGGTTAGTGTTTCAATTTCTTCTTGATGTGGTGGTAATACAGGGATAGTTCTCCCATTCTTCTATCCCTGGCAATGGTTAAGACTAACCGGGGCAAGCTGGGAAAAATGCACCTGGCTTGCTCCACTAAAAAGGAAAATCTCTTGAGTGGAAAGACAGAAGAAAAAATGACATTCGATTTTGATGACATCGAGCTTGAAAAAATACGAAAAGACGAAATTACAGGCGTTGTTATTCAGCCGAATTTACCAGACGCTCATGGAGATGTTTTTGATAGCCAGGAAGTCGAAGAAGCCTGTCGAATCTGGAATGAGAAATTTCAGCATTTCACTATAAGTCATAGAGACAAGAAGAGCAGGCTGATTGATCTTGAAGCTCTTACTAATCCAGAAACCTTTGAAAATTGCTTTGATCAAGACTTTGAAATCCTATCTTCCTTTGTAACCGATAGTCAAAGCGTTTTGAATGGTGAATCTATTCCTGAAAAATCCTGGGTGATTTCTCTAAAAGTGAAATCTCCAGAAATATTTTCACTGATCAAGGAAAAAAAATTAGGTGGCTTTTCAATTGGCGCGCTTGGAATCCGCAATGAGAACGGATTTACAAGAATATCAAATTTGATAGTGCCAGAATTATCACTTGTCCAAAATCCAGCGAATAGAAGAAAATTCTTAGAGATAAAGGAAAACTAATAAATGAAACATAAAAAATTAACAGCAGAGCAGGAGGCAAAAGCCTTTGATAAAAAACGTTTTGGGAAAAATGCTGATACTGGCCAAAGCGAGGAACAAAAAGAGAGAGTAGCGGGAATCAAGCTTGGCCAGGAGAAAGTCAAAGAAGAACGATTGAAAAAATTTGATGAATTAGTAGAAAATCCTTTGAGTTATCTACGTGAGCTTGCTAAAAATGGTGAATTTCAAACCGGAAAAGAGGATCGCTTTCAGTTATATCTATTAACATCTTTAATGAAAATTCAAATTAGCCTGGCTGAGATATCCACTATGTTAAACAAGCGAAAATGAGTCAAATTACAAATAATGGTGATTTCGCCAAAATTTGTAATGAGATTATGCAAAATAAGGCGATTTTAGGCATAGTTTTTAGTTAAGGCTTATCATACATCAAATAAAAATAGAGGCTTTAAGGACTTATGAGCTTCTGAAGAGAGCAAAGCAAAATTGATAGACTCTCAGGTGGTAAAAATCTTAACAAAAGGGGGTGAGGAATATGTCCGAAGAAAAAAACGAAGATATTTTCGCAAACTTTAAGAAGGCTATGGAAGAATTGCAAAAAGCGATGAAACCTATTTCTGAAAAAATAAGCAAGGGGCTTGAATCAACGCAACCTATTTCTGAGGGAATGAAGAAGCTCGTTTCGTCAATACAACCTTTCATTGATCAGTCTAAAGAAATGGCAGAGACATTGAAGCGTCTTAAAGATTGGTTAGACAAGAATAGCTAAAGGAATAAAATTGATAGAAGAGATGTTATCAGCCTGGCAGATATGGCAAAAGTGGTGTAAATTAAGAAAAAATGGAGATGCCGCCAGGGAGAAAGAAGAAAATGAAAATTATCCAAAAGATAAAGACTGATAATTTCCTGGTAGGGTTAACGTTTATAGGACTAGTAGTGTTTTTTAGTGGAGTTTTGATTTTATCTGTAATGCTGAAATGAATTGAAAGGATAATAAAAACAAATCCCGGAGTTTTTCGGGCACCGGGATTTGTTTGAAACCCTAGTTATGAACAAAGTTTATAATAATAAAAGCAATAGTCAAGAGCAACTGAACTTGAGACTAATCAAGTTTAATTGCTCTTTTTCATTTGATAGGAGAAACCATTGAAGAATAAACTTATCTGCGGGGATAACCTGGACGCTTTGAAAACTATAGGGGATGAGAATATAGACTTGATTTACATTGACCCTCCGTTCTTCAGTAATAGACACTATGAGGTAGTCTGGGGAGACGAAGCAGAGGTCAGAAGTTTTGAGGATCGCTGGGAAGGTGGGATTGAAAATTATATTGCCTGGATGAGGCCGAGAGTAGAAGAGTTATGCCGAGTATTAAAACCTACTGGCTCTTTTTATCTTCATTGTGATTGGCACGCCGGACATTATCTAAAAATCATGCTTGATGATATTTTTGGATATCGTAATTTTCAGAATGAAATTATCTGGTATTACCGCAGATGGACCAATATTTCTTCAAGATTCCAAAGAATGCACGATATAATTTTCTTTTATGCTAAACATAGAAAGTTTAAATTTAACTGTTTATATCAGCCATTTTCAGAAAAAACTATTCATAGAGAAATAAGCGTAGATGGAGTTACTAATCTTAAAGAAAAAAGAGATATTGATAAAGGCATAGTAATGCACGATGTTTGGGATATACCCTATATTCATTCACAATCAAAAGAACGTCTGGGCTATCCTACCCAGAAACCAGAAGCACTTCTTGAGAGAATAATAAAAGCAAGCAGTAATAAGGGAGACATAGTCTTGGACGCTTTTTGTGGTTGTGGAACTACTTTGGTAGTTGCTCAGAAACTAAAGAGGGAATGGATCGGAATAGATATATCACCTACAGCGGTAAAATTGGCAAAAGCAAGATTGAAAGAAGTAGTTAAAAATTAAGAAGCAAAGGAGAAAAAGATGCTAAAAATACCCAGAGTTAGTTACGAGACAATGGATTATGTATGTAGAAAGGTAGGATTTGATGAAGAAAATAGAGAGCAGCTAAGAAAAAATGTAGAGAAAATGGTAGAGGAATTTGCCTCTGAACAGGCATCTTTGATGAGTATAGTCGCTAATTTTGATAATATGGGTAAATCAGGATATATAGGTGTTGCTGCTGTAGTTTGGAAAGCTATCAAAACAGAGTGTGAAAATTCAGAGCTTAATTCTTGGATGGATAAAGAAAAGGAGAAAAAATAAAAAGAGGAAGGTGAAGTAGGATGGCGGAAGTTGTGGGCAAAAATGCTCGTGTAAAGTGTGCGACTAACATCATAGCGGGGGTAAGAGATCAAAGTCTTGACTACACATGTGACACTGTGGAATCGACTGACTTCGATGACAGTGGAGTTAAGCAGTTCCTGGCAACTCTTACTGGCTGGACTGGCAGTTTTAGTGGATTCGGTCAGCCTGGTTGGAGTCTGGATGCTGCAGTGGGGACTCAATATGGAGGGAGTTTTTTTGTGAGTGCTTCGGACGGTAGCTACTATTCAGGTAGTGTGATAATTACCGG